TGATCACATGTGAATTATGTCAAACAACGGCTCGGGTGTAAATCCGAACCCCTTCTAAATAGAAGGTTTCGCTGGTTTTTATTCTTTTAGATAGTACATCGCTTTATAGCGAGGTACATCCAGGAAGAGTTGGATCACCGAATGGGTATTCCGAATCACCAATTTCCTTTTACTAAGGTATGTATTATACATACCGTCGTTTAAGGGATTGGGGAAAGATAGGATATCACGTAAGTCTCGGATGGGGCCTTCAGCAAAGCTGTCTGCCTCTTCGTCGATATACGTAGTATTAATCCTGTTTATGATTTTAGTTAAGGCGGCCTTATTGGCTATCTTAGCGTAATCATAAATCGGATAACTATCTCGTTGTTTCGACTCTACAAAGCTTGAAGGGTTCATTAATTTGATAACCTTCTCGTTTGTTCTGTTATTGGCCAATTCCAAAAAGAATTGTTCAAAGTCTCGAAGAAGCCTTTGCTTCAAGAGATCTGCCCGCCACACTGACCTTACCTCTTTCAGAGGGGGTATAGGAGGCAAAATTGGAAAGTTTTCCAATATTGGGCAAGACAACAGAATGCGGGCATCCTCGTCATTTTTAAACGTGCTAATTGAAAACAGCTCGTCTAATATGCGTTGATACTCAGAGTCGGAAAAACCACCTGGATCTGTATGGTGGAATTTCTCGGAAAATACTCTAATAAATTCTAAGAAACCTATAACGGTTCCTGTCGATTTTATTAGAATATCCGGAGGGATAGGAGAGATCTCGCCACCGTTTATAAATAAACGTTTGGCAAGTTCTCCCAAGTTGACCTCAGGAGTAGAAGTGACGGATTTCTCTAACGAGATTTCCATCCCTAATACTTCTAAGATCTTCTTGTAATCCTCCGCGCCCTTTTTCGAAGCGATTGCAATGTCATCGCCAATTATTGCATAGAAGGATTTATCCTTCTTTGCATAATTGATGATGGCATGGTGCGTTATTGCCATGGCTGCCCATGAGGTCAAAAACCCCATAGGCTGTCCTACAGCATAACGCACGCTACTCTTTACTGCGCGATAATCTCTATCACAAAGTAAATGTCTTCAGTGTGATGCTAGTTCATCTCCAATCAAAAGACCTAAAATCTTTTGTTGTAGATCAACTGGCATACGGTCTGTTGCGGCTTTCAGGTCGTAGCAGATCAGTCCACCGGTTTTGGAATATTTTCTAACTCTTTTAGCAATACTAGAGTGGGAGAATGTTCCATCACAAGGTAACCTTTTCAAGACTACCTGATAAAGGTAATCATGAATAGGTTTTAGGACACACTGACTTCAGATGTCAGGGATACAAATCACTCGTGTCTTCCCACCTCCTTCTTGAAGGAAGTGAAGTCGACCGGCGATAAGTGCCTTGCCATCTAGAGATGGTTTCATAGACAGTGAATTCCGGAAAAGTTTAACAAAATCCTTGAATGCTGGTTTGGTGAAAACCGAACGAGCAATCTCGAATATTGTTTTTCTTATCCCGAATTTACAAGTAGCAACCGCGTCCAGAAGACTTGAATTTCCTAAGGCGTTCGGCCCGTTGGCCGAAGCTTTAGGAGTCAAGAATACTGGGTTATTGGACTTTGATTGAAACATATCAATGGACCTCACTTTAAGCATATGTTTGAAATGGTCTGAGATATCATCAATCAAAGAGCAATATTCGGTAGTTTGAGATTTAGGGTTCCCTTGAGTTATGGTTGAAAGGTCATAACTAACCGGTCCTTTTAATGTTTTGTAGAAATTACAAATCGTTAAAAGTCCCTGTCGGAACCGCAAATCTTTTATAAGATCCTCAAATGGAATCTTTAGTCCCTTGATCAGGAACTGTGGGACTCCATTTTTGGTCCTTGTCCAAAACGGTAAAATGTTTTGGTTAAGGGTTGTACTCTGATCCATACAGCTTTGCTGCATGAACCGAAGTATCTCCTTATAAAAAACAATTGCAGTAGGCACCCCATGGTTATCAATCATGGTTAAAAGGTGTCTCATGTAATTGTCACAAACTATCCGAAGAGAGTGATCTTTATAAACACAACGAAAGTTTTGTTTGTATATTATTACTTTCTTTTTTATTATCATCTATTATTTTAGGTGATCATAGAAAAACTTGCTTTCCCAAATCGAAATTTGGTGC